ATCGGCGCGGGGGAGGAAAACAGGCAGGCCGGGGAGATCGTAGCCCCCGGCCTGTACGACATCACCGTGCGCGGCAATGCTGGTGTGATCTACAAGGACGACGGCTGGACCTATTACGGCTTCCCCCACGGGCTGACCGGCGACGCCGTGACAGGCAGCCGGAACATCACCGTGCGCTATACGGCGGGATATATCCTGCCATGGGAAGCGACCGACGAAGCACCCGCTGATCTTCCGGCAGACCTGGAGGGGCTGGCACAGGAAATGGTGCAGTACATCTTCGGGAAGCTGGAGAGCGGCGGCAGCAGCGGCCTGAAAGCCTTCTCCATCAGCGACGTCCGCTGGGAATGGTCCGACGAAACCCCATCCAGCTGGCAGGACATCATCAATCAATACAAGCGGGTGTGGCTATGAGTTCGGTTATACGGACCCGCGACGACTGGACACCATGGTACGAGCGCACGAAGGCAGAGCTGACGCGGCTGGCAGGGGCTGAAATACATGTCGGCATCCTGGGCAGCGCCGACAGCGAACTGCTTCGCATAGCCGCCGTGCATGAGTTCGGCGCAACGATTCACCCGCGGAACGCCAAGAATCTGGCGATCCCGCTGCGGCCGGACATGAAGGGCAAAAGCCCGCGCGACGTCGAGGGCGCTTTTTTTCTGGACAACGGCGAGAATCGCTTCATCTGCCGGAAGAAGGGCAAGAAGGGCGACCAGCTGGACTTCCTGTTCCTGCTGCTGCCGTCTGTGACAATTCCGGAGCGTTCCTTCATCCGCGCCAGCTACGACGGAAACAAGGACGTGCTGGCGAAGGCGTGCGAGAACGCCGTGCGCCGCCTGATCCTGGGCGAGCTGACCGCCGATCAGGCTTGCCACAACATCGGCACCGCTGCCGTGGCAATCGTGAAGCGATACATGCGCACCGTGCAGCCACCGAAAAGCAGCCTGACGCTGGCAAGCGCGCCGGGAAAAACCGCCCCGCTGGTCCAGACCGGACGGCTGCGCGACAGTATAACCTACGAGGTGACAGGACTATGAACAGACGCTTCGGACAGCCCTGCCTACCGCGCGGCATCCTACACACCCTGACGGAGATACGCGCCCCTTCCCCGACCTACGACGCCGAAAACGGTGGACAGTGGGTACCAGGGACACCGGAGCGCATCGACTTCGAGGGCTGCGTGCTGCCTGTGTCGGAGGACGACTGGAAAACAGCCGCAGAGGGCACCTACACGGCAAACAGCCGAAAGATTTACACAAACGGCCATGCGCTGCGCATCGGCGGGCAGGTTTACGATCCGCAGGACGGCGCGACCTACACCGTGCGCGGCGATCTGGATCACGGCGTGATCCACCCGCTGCGCCGCTTCGTGGCCGACCGCAAGGGGGAGGCTGCATCGAAATGACGCAACGCGAACTGCGCAACATCATTGTCAAACAGCTGCACACATATCTGGCGGGGCCGAAGGTGGTGCTGTCGGATCAAACGGCACCGGAGGCCGACTACCCCCTGATCTACTACCAGAGCGTGCAGCAGCACATCCCAGGCGCTGCAAATATCACCACCGCCGCAGCGGACGGCGGCACGCTGACAAAATACCGGCGCGAACACGCGGAGGCCACATTCAGCTTTACCGCGTGCGGCTTTAACCGGCAAGGCAAGGACGGCCCAATCAGCGGCGACGACGAGGCACTGGAGCTGGCGGACCGCGCGCAGGGCTTCTTCCTGTTCGCTGGACGTCAGCTGCTGGCCGACCTGGGCGTCGTGGTGGTCCGCGTGGAGAACACGCAGAGCCGCAGCGCCTTCGATACCGACGAAACCGACCGGCGCTACGGCTTCGACGTGCTTTTCCGCTATGAGCGCGAAGACAAACGGGCGGTGCCTGCCATCAGCAAGCCGCCCATCACATTCACAAAGGAGGAATAACCTTGCAGGACATTATTGTTTATATCAGCCTGGACACCGCATCCAAAGAGAAGGAAACCCTTCTGCCGCTGATCCTGTCCTTTGAAGGCGCTTTTGCCTACAAGGAGTACAACAAGGCCGAGGACGTGGCGAAGGACTTCACCACCGCTTCGTCCCCCACGCTGGCGGCTGCGCAGAAGCTGTTCGACCAGATCAAGGTCGAGAACTGCCCTGGCCGCACCAAGAAGGTGGCGATCTTCGGCCTGGCGTCCGATTCTACGGCGAAGGCCACCACCGACGCGCTGGACACCCTGCGCGAGACCCACGACGACTGGTACTTCCTGATTCCTGCCGGAGCCACTGATACGATCATCACGGCGCTGTCCACCTGGGCCAGCGCGACGGTCCTGACCCTGGCGCAGCTGGAGTCCGGCATGGTGGAATCTGAGAAGCTGCTGATCGCGCAGACCAAGACCAAGTCCCTGATCACCACCGCCATGAAGGCGAACAAGCAGACCGTGATCTGCTACAATCACGACGCCGACAACACATCCATCCCCGCGGCGTGGGTGGGCCGCGTCGCCCCCAACTATCCGACCAGCGTCACCTGGAAGTGGAAGGAGCTGTTCGGCATCCCTGTCACCGACGAGAAGGGCACGGACCGTGAGGACCTGCTGGAAGGCCGCTACAACATGTATATCGAGCGCCACGGGCGCGAGTACATGAGCGAAGGCATCTGCACGGACGGCGACTTCATCGACACCGTGATCGGCCGCTGGCAGATCAAGCAGACCATGCGCAAGCGCCTAGTGAACGAACTGGTGGACACCGAGAACATCGGCTACGACGACGACGGCTTCGCGGCCATCGCTGGCGTCGTGATCGCGGCACTGGACGATGCGGTGGACAACGGCATCATTATGAAGCAGAACGGAAAGGGCTGCTACAACGTCGTGATCCCGAAGCGCGCCGACGCCACCGACGAGCAGGCCCGCAACCGCGTAATCCCGCCGATTGAATGGGAGGCCACCGTCCGCGGCGGCGTCCACGGCGTCAAAGTTACCGGCACCCTGACCGTCGCTCTGGTGACGGCCAACGAATAAGGAGGGAAAACCCATGGTATTTGATCCTGAGAAAATCTCCCTGATCGTAGCTGGCGCAAAAGTGACCGGCTATGCTGACAGCAGCAAAGTCAGTGCAGAGCATAACAAGGACGCCGTGACCCCCACAACGGGCATCCAGGGCGACACTGTGTACGCTCTGAACGCCGACAGGTCCGGCACGATTAAGTTTACCCTGTTCGGCTCCAGCGCGTCGCTGGTCCGCCTGCGCCGTCTGGCGCAGGATCGTGCGCAGGTGGCTGTCACGCTGCGCAACGCAAACGACGACGGCGGCTTCATCATCAGCCATCAGGACTGCCGCATCCTGAAAGTCCCGAAGTTCGAGGGCGGCGGCTCTGCGGTCGCTTACGCGTGGTTTGTCTGGCAAAAGGGCTTTCGCGGCGTTACGGAGGTGTTGTGGATATGAAAAGAATAGTCGCGGCACTTATTGTTGTAATTATGTGCTTTATGCTGTCGGCGTGTTCGTTTCCGACATACAAAACGCCGCTTATGTGGTGCGTGCTCGACGTGCTGCACAACGAGCCGTATGACGACGGCGAGGCGGTAGATGGCTGGCAATACGAAAAGTTGAATTTAACATACAAAGAAAATGAATACTACAACGAGTATTGTTACATTATTGCGGTTTCTTACACAAATGACGACGGCGATATACAATTCGATTATTGGTATTGCCTAATCGCAACAGAACGGCGTTGTATTCATAACGCGCTTGATTATTTCAGGGATAAATACAGCGACGACGCACTTATTTGCCCCGATTGCGTTGCCATAATTGATTGCGACTGGTTTAAGTCGGAAATTGCAGAGGGCTAAGTAGATATAAACGGTATAAACCCGTTATATATAATAATTATTTTTTAGGAGGACATTAAAATGTCAAAGAACAAAGTAACTCAGGAACAGATTGCAAAACTTATTGCGGAGGCGAAAATCGACGTCGCCACCGTTCAGGAAAAATGTACCGTCGTAACGGTAACGCTTAAAAGCGGCTTTATTCTTTCAGAATCAAGTGCTTGCGTCGATAAAGCGAATTACGACGAAAGACTCGGCGCGCGCTGCTGTATGGAGCGTATCGAAAAGAAACTCTGGGAATTAGAGGGGTACGCGTTGCAAAAGGAACTTGCGGAATGTGAGCAGTCGTGCGAGGAGGCAAGAGAAAAGACGGCAAAGGAACGCGTCGAAGAAGAGAAAGCCGAAGTGGTTGCGAGGGCGCAGAAACTGGCTCAATTCTTACAGTCGAAGAGCAGCGACAAACTTAACGACGGCGAAAAATATTTGTTGCAACTGCAATTACAGAAAATGTGCGAATATGCGGATATTCTCGCGGCAAGGCTCGGCGTATGGAGGGAAATTGTATGAACAACGAGGAAAGGGGCGGCGGCATATCTTTTGGCTTGCTTTTTGCTGGGGTGCTTACAATCGTCTTTATCGTCCTTAAACTTTGCGGTGTAATAACGTGGCGGTGGCTTTGGGTGCTTGCCCCGTTGTGGATATATGCTGCTTTTGTGGCGGTTGTAATTCTAATAATATTTCTTATAACAGTCGTAATACCTACGATTGTAGATAAAATAAAAATAAAGCGTTTACGCAAGAAACTGCGTAACAACAAAGAGGGCAATAATGAATAAAGTTATTTTAATCGGCAATCTTACGCGCGATCCAGACTACGGGGAAACACAGAGCGGAATTTCTTTCTGTAATTTTTCAATAGCCGTCAATCGCCCTTACGCCGATAGTAACGGTGAACGCCAGACCGACTTTTTCAACATAAAGACGTGGCGAGGACAAGCGGACAACTGCGCAAAATATCTGAGAAAAGGCAGTAAGGTTGGCGTTGTCGGCAGCCTGCAAACGCGGACTTACGAGGATAACGACGGCAACAAGCGCAATGTAACCGAAATCGTTGCAAACGAGGTAGAGTTCTTATCTTCCGCAAATAAGAGCGACGATAGCGGGGAAACAACCAGAGCGCAGCGCAGCCGCCCCGAACTCGAACCGATAGACGACGGCGATTTACCGTTTTAATTAAAGGCAGTCAATAAGAATGGAGGCATTTATGCAAAGTGTAATTACAGGCAGACCGATAGGCAGACCGAAACAGTTTTATAAATACGAATTGCCGCAGGGGGTAATAAAAGTTGTGAGGGCTCAATGCGCCGATTACGACCGTAAAGCCCTTGCTATTCGCGAGGGAAACATTGCTGCCGAAACGCTGCAATCGTACATAAAAACGAATGAGGCAATCGACAAGGCTCTTTCCGAAATCGAGGAGGGCTGCCGCGCCGACTTTCTTATTGATATTGCCGATAACAGGGGTTACGACCGTAGTCAGATACAGTTCTATATGTCGCATAACGCTTACTACAACAGAAAGCGAAAAGCGATATTTGAAATAGCCCTTTATTTGCTGTTGATATGAAAAAAGCAAGCCTATCTACTAAGTAAATATAACTACATACAGAGAGATATATTATAAATATATAAGTGTAAGTATGTTATATCTACCTAAGAGAAAAACGGTAAATATTTTTCGGGTACTATTTCAAGTAAAAACTATGCTATACTTTACATAGTGCCAATACCCTTAGAGGTTAGAGCCCTGCTCCTAATAGTCGGAGTGGGGCTTATTTTGTTTTAACGAGGTAATTTACAAAATGAGCGATAAAAAAACCACTACAACTAAAAAGAAAAAGAGCAATAGCGGGCAGTTTAAGAAAGGCAACCCCGTCGGTTCTGAAACACGTTTCAAAAAGGAAAACAAAGCAGCGGATAAGTACAGCGAAGAATACTGCGATTTGCTTTTACAGTTTTTTGCTGTTCCTGAGCCTACCGTCATTTACGAGGAATTTTACGACAAGGACGGCAACCTTACCAGAAAGACACCGAAAATGATTATGCCGCCAAAATATCCGACGTTTGAATTGTTTGCGGCAAAGATAGGTGTAGTAATGAGCACGTTGACGAACTGGCGCGCTAAGTACCCCCGTTTTGATACCGCGTATGTGCGGGCAAAGGAAATGCAACTCGGCATAGCGAAACTCAACGGCATAACGAAACAGTATGACAGCAATTTCGCAAAGTTTATCCTTGTCAACGACCACGATATGGTTGATAAGTCCGCGCTTGAACAGACGCAAGAAAAACCGTTTGAGGTAAATATCAATGTCGTCAAGAATCCGCAATAAGTCCGAAAACAATTCCATAAACTTAGAGATTACGGAAAAGCAGCAGGAATTTATTGAGGCAGAGGCGACGGAGGTGCTGTTCGGTGGGGCGGCGGGCGGCGGCAAGAGTTACGGGCAAGTTATCGACGCTATGCTGTACGCATTGAAATATCCGAAAAGCAAGCAAATTATATTCAGAAAGACCTATCCTGAGTTGGAGCGTTCTATTCTGCGTACAATGCTTGCGGTTTATCCGAGAGGGAAATATTCCTATAATCAAACGGCGCACACGTTCACGTTTATCAACGGCAGCATAATCGATTGCGGGTATCTTCAAAACGAAACCGACGTATACAATTATCAATCGGCAGAGTACGACGTTATCCGCTTTGACGAATTGACGCATTTCACGAACTTCACTTACACATATATGCTTTCGCGTCTGAGAGGCGCAAACGGCTATCCGAAATATATGAAATCGTCCACGAACCCGACAGGCGCGGGGCGCGTTTGGGTTAAAGAACGTTTCGTCGATATAGGTGAGTGGAACAAGCCGCACGACGTGGTTATAGGTTACAGACCAGACGGGAAACCGATTATTTCTCGCCGTATATTCATTCCGAGCAAGGTTTACGATAACCTCTTTCTTATGGAAAAAGATCCAGACTACGTTATGCGTCTTGAAAACCTGCCAGACAGCGAAAAGCAAGGATTGTTAAATGGCGAGTGGGACTACTTCGAGGGGCAATACTTTGAGGAATTTCGGCGCGAAATACACGTTTGCACACCGTCCGCAATTCC